CAAACTTGATGCGCTCGGCCCATATCTCGTCGGAGTTTTTATTCACCGACACATACAGGGCGCGATCCATGCCGGATTGCCCCATGTACCACTGCATCTGGGCGTAGTGCTGCGGCTTGGATTCCTTCACGCCTTTGCGGCGAAGCTCGGTGAAAGACTTTTCCGAGTGCGTCTTGAATTCCAGCACATGCCACTGCCGGCCGCCGTCTGGCACGTTGCGGGCGCACCCGTCCATGTGGCCGCGCATGTGTCCGCCGTGGTCGGCAAAGCCAAACTGCCGGCCCGTGGCCGGATCCACGTCATAGACCTCAAGACCGATCGAGCGAAGGTCGGCCACAAGGCGCGGCTCGGCCAAGTGTCCAGACTGGAATAGCCGATACATGCGACCGTCAAACCGCTCTTTGCTGGCCCAGCGGAAGTCATACCAAAGGGCGCGGGCGCACTCCTTGCCGATGATCGAGGCGCCCAGGTAGGTGCGCGCCGGTTCGGCGGCGTAGCGTTTCTCGTATGCCTCGTAGATGGCAGTGACGATCGGGCTTTCCGTGAATTCAGAAATATCAGCCATTGAATTTCTCCGGGTGAAAGTAGTCCCGAAGAAACTCGGTGTCGGTCATGGAGTGCGTTTCTTTGAACGCCGCCTTGGCCTCGCTGCGGGTCGCAGCGAAGATGCACTCCAGCAATTCTTCTTGCACTTCGATCGTATTGACGAACGTAGTGGCGTGCGCGAGTCCGAAGGACAGGCAGCGAACGAAATACGTCAGTGCTTCCGGTGACGGGGCTTGCCCGAGGTGTTCCAGCATCTTCGCTACTTCCTTTCCGTAATCCATTCGCTCGCTCCGGGTTGATGGTGGGTGTTGGTGGCCGGACTTGAACCGGCGTCTGGCGCTTGCAAGGGCGCGTGCTCTACCTGTTTGAGCTACACCAACAAGGAGGGGGACTGTTACGGTTGCGACCCGTGCCGAGTTCCGGGATGAAGGGCGTTGTGATAGGTTGCTTGCAAGTCAGAGCCTATCTACGCCACCCAATGACCGGACTTCTCGTGCCAATCCCCCTGCTTGTTAGTCCCCGTCTATTCCGGGGTGTCACAACTTTTCCAGACCAAGGGTTTGTTGCCCCTTCCGTTCCCTTCGAGTTTCGGCTGTCTGGCGCCTAGTTGGTGGCCGGTACTGAACTCCGGCTTGCGGTATTTGTTTGCGGTCTTTTTCGCCCGCCCATGATCTACGCCCGTCGGCCTCAACCGCTTACATGCTTCGCGCATCAGCCTGCGCATTCACCAACAAGAAAGGGCTTTCCGACTTACGCTCCCCTTTGGCCGTGGCCTCCGCTGCCGCGCAAACCCTTTCTTGTTGGTGCCGTCTTTCCGGCTGTCACCCATGCAGCGCACGTCAGGGTTTGACGCGATCACACCGGGGGAGGGCCGGCGTGCGCTAATTTACTCAGCAATCACTTCTGCTGCTGGCGCGGCTTCCGATTCCGCGGCCTTCGCCGCTGCTTCAGCGTCTTGCAGCGCCTTGATTGCCACGCTGCGGAACGACACAACGAACTGTTCCACCTGCTCAAACGGCATCTTGCCAAGCGCGGTGACGATCATATTCACTTGATCGAGGTTCAGCGTGTAGTTGATAGGTACTTGATTCGGATTCACTTATTGCCTTTCGTTTTGTTAGGGTAAAAAGTTTTTGCTTAACGTCACTTCTGCCAGGGCGGGACAACGGGCGCCGCTGGCTGGTTTTGCTGGATGACGGCCGCAGCCGGCATGAACCCCACGGAACCAGCCGCACCCGTCGGCTCGTACTTCTTCACCACGTTGTTCTCGCGGTTGCGGTCGTCAATCTCGACGCCGACCGTGACGAGCAGCGGCTTGTTGTGCAGCTCGGCGGAATCGTTGGGCTTGATGACATTCACCGCGCGGCAGATGGCGGCCAGCTCGCGCTGCGCAATATCAACGGCGGTCTTGTTGCTGTTCTTAAGATTCAGACGCGCCCACAGCTTTCGGCCCTTGTAGGTGCCGTCGATCACCTCAAAGGTGATTTGCAGGTATGCGCCGTCACCGCGCTTGGTCGGCTTCATTTCCGAGGCCGTGGCCATGACGATGTAGCTACCCTCGGGCAGCGCGGAAAACTCGGTTTGTTCGGGTACTTGTGATGCGTCAAAGCCGGTTAGGTCAGCCATGATTACTTCCTTTCGTCAAAGTGAGAAAACATCAATCGGTTAGGCAGCAGAACCGGCGATTGCACCGGCAAAAGCATTCCAGTCCAGCGGAAGGCTGGCCGGCAGTTGGTAGCGGTTCTTGGCGTAGTAGGCCGGGGTTTCTTGGGTGTAGAGCAGCCGTTCGCCCGTGGTAATTCCCCTAGACACCGACTTGTTGAAACCCACGTCCTCCTTCTTCACCAAGGTCTTGAAGTTGGCGAACAGCACCGCGTCGGCCCACTCCTGCACCAGTGCGGAAGCGCGCGATTGCAGCTTGGGCTGGTATCTGTCGTAGGGTTCAACCTCGGGCGAGTCGAACCGCTTGATCTCGCAGTGCCCGATCAGAATGACGGCCATGTTCTTTTCATTGCGCAGTGCGTCCAGACCTTCGAGCACCTTGCGCCACTTGTCTGCCAGCATCACCGCAAACTTGCCATAAGCGAGTTCCTTCGCGTCATGCGTGTCCTCGATCTCCTTGGCAATGATGTTTTCCAGCCAATCCACCGAATCGAGCACCACCGTCTTGTAATCGTGCTGCTCGTTGTAGAGCGTGGCAATTGCTGCCATTACGTCGGCGCTTTTGGTTGCAATCGGGAAGCTCGACGTGTCGATGCTGCCCAGGCCGTCCTCGGTACAGATGAAGATGGGATCGGGTGCGCCGGCCGCCCAAGTGCTTTTCCCGATGCCGTGAGTGGCGTACAGGAAAACACGCGGGGCATGGATGCTCTTGCCCTTCTTGATTGAGTTCATATCAAATGACATTACTTCGCTCCTTCGCTGGTGATAATTCTGCTCGGTTCCGCGCTCTGTCCGTTGAGGTCGCCGGCCGTGTCCTCGATTGCGGTGTAATTCTTGGCCGCGCCAAGGACACTTTGCAGCAGGGAATACACGATGCCGTGTGCCTGACTGTTGCCGTCGATTGCGTCCCCGAAATCGGCCGACACAGTTACCTGCCCGGTGCCCTCGTCATCGCTGATGGTGATAGATGCTTGTGCCATTTATTCCTCCCTTGCTTTCATCATTGCGTCGGCCATCATGTACGCCTTTGTTGCGATCCAATCCTCAAATTCCATATGAACGGGCTTGCCGTAATGATTTTTTGATTCAATTTTGTATATTGGAGCAATAGATTTCGCCGCGAAGTAATCGCGCAGCGTCATACCTGGAATTGCATCAAAATGCTCAGGAAACGCACCCCCGCCAGTTTTTTTAGTTCTCATCATTCCCCCTCGGCGGTAATATCCACGCCGGTTTTCGCGGGCGTGACGGTGATCGGCAGCAACCGATAGACTTCCGGCTCGTTGGCTTGGAGGTACTTCACCCCCTTTTCATCAAGCTCGGGTTTGAGTTTGACCGGGCGCAGTTGTTCGGGGATCTGGTCTTTCACCAGTTCCCACTTGTCCCAATCCATTTTGCGAGTCACCTTGCCGGTGACAGTGATCTTGAAGCCCTCAACCTTGTGCGATTGAGCGCCTTCATCACGTTTGCCAAGGGCAGCGACAATCTGCTCCTCGATCTTGATGCGTTCGGCATTCGCCTCGCGCTCGCGCTGTTTGGCATCCAGCCATTGCTGGGCCAGTTCCTTCGTTTCCATCTTTTCCTTCCTTCGTTTGGTCAGTAGGTTTCGTCATGTTATGCACAACGTGAGAAAAACTCAACCATTCAGGCAGCATAACGTCCCACTTACCAATTATGAAAATCTGCGACGGACAGTGATTTCAGACAGGCGCCCGAGTATGCGAACGCCATCGCGCAGGCGGTATGACGGGTAGCGCGTGTCATCGGCAACAAGCATTTCGTCGCCACCTTCCCGGATGTATTTGCGCAGCACCGGATCGCCGGCGCGTGACACGCTGGCGAGCACCACTTGCCCAGGCCGCGCGCCTTCCGCCTTGGATATGACGGCATAACACCCGGTCGGGCAGGCAGAGGTGAGCGCGTCGCTTGACACCAGCATCGCAGCGGCGGTGTTGGCCGGGTATGACACCGAGGTTTGCAGTAACTCGGAAACCGCGTCCCAGCGCCATTTCAAGAGTGAGGAGGCGGGCACGACAGGCACCGTGTAAAGCGTCGGTTTGCCGGCGTGCGTGCGTGCTGCGGGGGCGCTGGATTCAACACCCAGAAGCCAATCAGTGCTGACTTGGAACCACTTGGAAAGCTCGGCCAAGTGTTCGGCGCTCGGTTGTGTGCGGCCCTTCTCCCACAGCGTGATGGCCGATGGGGACAGGCCCAGCCGCTTGGCAACGTCACGTTGCGTGACATTCGGGTGAAGGGAAGTGCGGGCGGCGCGTAGCCGTTGAGACAATACCGTGGTCATAGTCGGTCGCTCACTCGGTGGGTCGATTCGTCCCACTATGCTACATGAGAAAAACACAACGACAAATGGTTTTGTGCTTCAATGTGAGAGTTGAGTTTTTCTTACTTTGTATATGACAATTAAAACGCACGAAAGCCCGGTCGGTTTGACGGTGCAGGGAGTAATCGGCATCGCCGGGGGCAAGGCAGCGGTAGCCCGCGCCTGCGGGGTGTCGATTCAGTCGGTAACGAAATGGAGCAGGCGGATACCAGCCCGCCATGCAATGACGGTGGCAATTCTGGCCGGGTTGCCACTCGGGATTGTTCGGCCTGACATGGTTCAACCGGGGACAAACATATGACGATATTCGCGGCATTCATGCTTGGTGGGTTTTGTGGAGTGGTGCTGATGGCTCTTATGCACATGGCGAAGGAATCGGACGAGTCGGAAGAATAGCGGAGGGCAAACCGTGAATTGCATCTGCGGCGGCGTTACTCATGTTGTTGATTCTCGGAAGTCAGGCAATGAGGTAAGGCGATACCGGAAGTGCAAGTTGTGCGGAAAGAAACACGTCACGGTGGAGCGGTTCGAGATGGTTGCCGCGAAGCCGGAACAAATGGCGGCGGCGCCTAAGAAACAGTCGCGGTCGATCACTGCGGCTGAACGCAAGCGCCGGCAGATGGAAGTGCGGAGAAAGGTGGAGGACTTGCACCTAAAAAGAAGGGTGCCGGACTACTTCATCGAGGACGAGTACGACGATTAGGGTGCCGTGGCTCGTAACAAACAGGGAGGCTGTGCAAGTTGGCAGAAAACGAATCTACGTTCGCCGCTTTCTC